AACTGGTGAAAAAAGTTCATCAGATCTGGTGAAAAAAGTTCACACACAAAATAACAATAAAAACACTATACAAAATAATAATAAAAAAAATACCAAAAAAAGCGAATCGGATTTGCTTGCTGAATTTGGAATCGTTGGTCAGCTTGCTGAAGATTTTCTTAAACTCCGAAAAGCCAAGAACGCACCGATTACTGAGACTGCACTTAAAGGCTTTCAACGAGAAGCTGCCAAGGCTGGGATATCGCTTTCTGACGCAATCACAATCGCTATTGAGCGTAACTGGCGCGGATTTAGCGCGAGCTGGAATTGGCGTGATGACGACATAGCAATGGCTGCAAACACCAGAAAAACAAGCTCCTTTGCTGATGATGGATCTTGGGCTGTAGGCAGAAAATTAAATATCGACCCTAACTTGATACCGGAGGAATTGAGATGACAAACATTACCCAAATGCAAGCCGAGGGAAGTGCGGTTAAAAAATCCAATATCCCAGATAATGCCGTTCGTTTGATTGATCGAATGTTTATCCGATTAAAATCAATTTTTCCAGCGTGGAAGCAGGCGTTTGCCAGTGAAGCTGAGTATAACGAAACAAAGCAAGTTTGGCTCGAAGAGTTATTCAAGGCGGGCGTAGTTAATCCTCAATCCCTAAAAAGAGGATTGGATTTGGCTGCAAAATCCGAAAGCCCATTTTTCCCGAGTGTAGGTCAATTCATTGCTTGGTGCGAGTTTGAAAATTACCACGAATTAGGCTTGCCAACGCCCGAAGAATTGTCATCAAGAATTCAAAAATACTTTGGTTACGCAAAAGAACCTCACAATTTCAAATTCCGCTCAAAGGCTGAATATTATTTGCTTAAAACCATTTATGACGGTTACAGCAAGAAGAAATGGGAAGATTGCCAAAAGGCTATGCCGAAAATTCTTGCTGAAGTGGTTGAAAAAGCTCGCACTGGCTTTGAATTTCCACAAATTCCAGAGCTGCTAGAGCAAAAGCCAAAAGTTATTCCGCCAGAAGTATCAAAAAACGGTGTGGCAAAGATTAAAGAGATTATGGGGATTGCGTAAATGACAGAACAAAAATTTGATAAGGATACCTATCCAACATCACTTTCACTATTCAACCCGGTTCATGCCGAATTTGGTTTCACGATTGATGGTGCCGCACTACCGCACAACGCAAAACTTGAGCGATATGTAACGCCTGAAATGGATTACTTAACTTACCCACTGCAAAACGAGCGCATTTTCATTAATCCGCCGTTTAGTGATCCGTTAAGTTTTATCAAGCGTTCCATCGAACTGTTTGAAAATCATAACTGTTTAGTAGTGATGTTATTGCCGGTCGATATTAGCACGGAATGGTTTTCGCTAATCACCCAAAAAGCGACGGAAATCCGTTTTATTGTTGGTGGCCGCATTAAGTTTTTAAGCCCTCAAACGGGTTTATGGACCGATGTCTGCCGTGGTAATCACTTAGCGATATTTGACCCGCGTCACCGCAACATGGGGCAAGTTATCCGTCATGTTCACATTGACGACCTAGGGGAATTCGAATGGCGAGCCAAAAGCAGAAGAAAACAGTAATCCACGCAGTTAAATATGCGAACGGTGCGGTGGTAGCGGAAACAGACTATGACCGCAATTTACTAAAAGGGCTACCGATAGGAAGTGCGGTAAAAATTACACCCATCGGTAACAATCGGAATTACCAACATCACAAGAAGTTTTTCGCGCTACTCGATGCAGGTTTTGAATATTGGCAGCCTGAATTTAGCGTACTTACCCAAGCGGAAGAATGGATAGCGCAGGCGGTCGCAAAAGAAATCGCGGTAGCGGCCAACGATGAAAATCTGTATCAGAATGTAACTAAACCGATAGCAGATAGCGTGCTGGCAAAAGTGCGATCGAATCGCGAATCAAAATTAGATTATGAGGGCATGAAAACCCTTGAAGCGTATCTCGATCATGTGATGAAAAAAGCGGGGTTTTACGACATCAAGCCAGCACAAGATGGGGGAACCGTTAAAGAGCGTTGGTCAATCTCATTCGCGAATATGAGCCAGGAACGATTCAACGATGTGTATAAAACGGTGTACGGCGTCATCTGGAACGAAACGCTTTGTAATATCTACGAAGACAAGGCGGCACTAGATAACAAGATTAATCAATTAATAGGATTTAGCGGTTGAGTTATCAAGTAACACTTGATAACTGAAAGTGCGGTCAATTTTAGAGGTAAAAATATGGGGAAAATAGATTATCGAAAAGAAGCAAAGGGGCGAGAATGTATGGTTCGCTTGCCTGGCATTTGTAATTTTAATTCTGAAACGACAGTACTTGCTCATTATCGTATGGATGATGGAGTAGGGAGAAAACCGAATGATAAACGTGGCGCATGGGCTTGTTCTGCTTGTCATGATGAATGCGATCGTAGAACGCGGAAATTAGACAATGAATTTGTTCGGTTAGCTCATGCGGAAGGCGTGTTTCGTACTCAAGATGTCTTAATCAATGAGGGAAAGCTATGAGTGATTGGCTTGAAATCTGTTTGCCGTACCCACCGAGCGTGAACCACTACTGGAAGCATACAAGACAAGGTAAGCATTACATATCAAAAGCAGGTCGGGAATTTAAACGCATTGCTACTGAGGTTTGTTCGCAGTTCGATCCATTTGAAAGCGCTGTTGAAATCAAGATGGAAATCTACTTCCCAGACAACCGTCCACGTGACCTTGATAATTTACCTAAAGGGATTTTTGATAGCTTGGTCGGCGCCGGATTAATCAAAGACGATAACCGCAAAATCATCCGCAAATACTCAATCGAGGAAAAAGGCGTAGTAAGTAAAGGTAAGTCAATCATTAAAATTAGAGGTATCGATGCGTAAATTTAGCGAATTAGAACTAACTGAGGAACAGGAAGAATTTGTTGACCGTTATATGTATCAATGGGGTGCTTGGGTGCGCAGTGGTAGGCTTGATAAACCGCAATTAAATATTATTGCAAAACTAATGCAATCAGTCATTCCTGCAGAGCCAAATGAATCAATTTGCGATGATGAAACTGGGTTTATGATTAGTCAAACCATTGAAATGTTTTTTAAGAAAAATGACCAAATCTTACATTTTATTGTGTTTGCTTATTATGTAAACAAAAGAACAATCAATTTTATAGCAGAACACCTACACAACAAAGCCAAAGCTAAGGAAATGAGACCTTGTGCAGGTAAATCTAACGTAAGAGTGCCAAGTTTTAGGACAATCTATCGTGAGGTCGAAAAAGAGATACACTTTGCAAAAGCAATAATTCACGAACTGCTTATAACTTGCTTTATTATTCAGAGAACTAGCAGGGAACGTGCAACAAATATCAAAAAAATTAAAATTACATATTGACATATTTGGCAAAGTGTCATACTATTTAGATATATGGTGGTCGCAGTGTAAGTGATGTTCACCGATGAAATTAATGGATGTGGATTTAAACAAACCCTGACTGGTAACAGTTGGGGTTTTTTATTGCCTCGAGAAAAGCGGGGTGGGGTATGGCAAAAATGCAGGTGTTTAAGGATATGCCGATTGAGTCTCAGGCTCTTGGTTGGGTTACGGGACTTTTCGGTGCGCTCACGTTGTCCGAATGGGCTGTGTTGATAGGTATTATTGTGACGGTTTGCGGCTATTGGCGGGAATCAAGATATAAAAAACGTATGCTGGAGCTCGAAGAAATTCGAGCGGGCGTTCGTGACAAAAACGGTGAAATGATACAGGGTGATAAAGATGTCAAAACTCAAAAAAGCTAGCGCTTTTGGTGTTTGTTTAGTTAGTGTAATTGTTGGATTGGTATATGACTCTGAAGATCGTTCATCAGGAATTATAATTTCCGAGAATGGTGCACGCGAAACTGGTGATGAAGAAGGTTGTAGAACTAATCCGTATCAATGTGCAGCAAAAGAGTGGACATTTGGTATCGGAGCGGCTACTACGGGTGGCGCTAATGTCATCATTGGTAAAACCTATACCAATGAAGAAATAGCAGATCAGTATGCAAAAGATTTGCGCAAGGTTAGTAAGTGCATTATTGATTACTATCCATACAATGAAATGAACCAAAATCAAATAGATGCTTTGGGCTCATTAATTTTTAACATTGGGTGTCAAGGTTCTCGGTTTTACTTAGATAGAGAAAGTGGTCGTTTTAAAAAGACTCAGCTTTATAAAGCTGCAATTGATAAAGATTTTATTCGCATGTGTAATACTTTCCCTAATTATTCCAGGGTGAATGGTAAGGTGCATAAATCTATATTAAAACGAAGATTAAGGGAACGTGATTTATGTTTATCTCCAGTCAATAAAGTATAGTTGTTATGTGCATGGTTAGCTGGTGCGGTTATGGGAGCTATTAAATCAGATGGCGAAAGCGTAAACAAAAGAGCCTAAACCGCACCGCTATTTATTATGGGGTTTAACATGATTGGTATCGGGCAATATATCAGTAACGGATTCACAAAGGTTTTATTGGTGTGCTCCGTTGTTTCTGCGTTTGTAATTCTTGCATTGTGTGGTTGGATTCATCATCAGTCAGCAACTATTGATGGGTTGAATGGAAAGATTAAAACACACCAAGAAACAATTGCTGCACAAAGTCAAACGATCACTCGATTAGAAGAAGATGCTGAGCGAAATAGACAGCTCACATTTGAGCTAAGTCAGGTAGAGTCAGATGCAAGGAGTAAATCAGATGCAGTTATCAAATCTATACCGAAACAAGTTAAAACTAGCAGTGCTTTTAATACTAGTGCTCCTAGCAATGTTATTGAGTTCTTGCGCCAGTAAGCCAGTTGTAGTGAGTTGTTCTCAATTACCTGCAGCATTGACCGCTCATTTAGATAAGACGGCATTTGCTGGTGATACTTATGGTGATGTGACAAAGTACGCGATAATCTTAAAACGCGAACGTGATATGTGCTTAAACCGTATTGATAAAATTCGGGAGTGGCAAACAGAGAAGTTAAGTAAATAAAAGGTGAGTGACAATACTCACCTTTTTTCTTTTGGTGGGAACTATGCCAGCAAGAATACCTAAAGCATGCAGAAAGCAAGGCTGTAAGAATACAACAATCAACAGCAATGGTTATTGTGATGAACATCAAGGTTGTGGTTGGCAAAGATATCAGAAAGGAAAAACATCGTCTCAGCGTGGTTATGGAGCTAAATGGCGAAAAATCAGAGCTGTCGTGTTAGTTCGAGACAACTATCTGTGCCAAGAGTGTTTAAAGCAAGGTCTGTTTGTAACAGCTACAACTGTTGACCATATAACTCCTAAGGCTCACGGTGGTAGTGATGACTTAACTAATCTTCAAAGTCTATGTGATTCATGCCATAAATTCAAAACAGCGCGAGAACGCTTGAAATAGTGTTTAAAGTGCGGTTGTTTTTGTAAGGGTAGGGGGTGGTAAAATCTCTATAGGTTTTGCCTATCGAAACCGCCACCCTAACTCTATTTTTACAACCGCGAAATTAAAAATTTAGGGTAAACGCCAAATGACAGGAATAGCAACAACGCCGGGGCGAGGAAGAAAGCCCACTCCGACGAAAGTGAAAGAGCGTCGCGGCAACCCCGGTAAAAGAAAATTAAATAAAGACGAGCCTGAGTTCAGTCCGTTTAACGAAAACACCCCACCGCCATCTCAGCTTAATACTGATGGTAAAAAAATGTGGGCCTTTATTCTAAAAGAATTACTATCCCAAGGAGTTCTACTCCAAACCGATCTTGAAGTAGTGACAAACTATTGCATTGCATATCAGAATCGTAATCGTGCTTGTAAAGATGTTGAAAAATACGGCACGTTTGTTGAGAACGGGAATAGTGGATTATCGAAAAATCCTGCTTTTACTGTTTTGAATGAAGCGTTGAAACAGATGACTACATTCGGAGCGTTGCTCGGACTTGACCCAAGCAGTCGACAACGATTGATTGGTAAGGTTGATGAGCAAAATCACAACCCATTCGCGGAGTTAATGCAATGACAGATAATGTAAAAAAGGCAATTAAGTATGCCAAAGATGTTATTGCTGGCAAAATTCCTGCGTGCCGATTTATTGTAAAAACCTGTCAGCAGTTCATTGATGATTTAGAAAAGCAAAGTGCGGTTAAATTTCCTTATTATTTTGATGATGTGAAGGCTGAAAAGGCGTGTAAATTTATTCAATACCTACCTCACACAAAAGGCGAGTGGGCATCAAAAAGACAAAATATCACGCTTGAACCGTGGCAACTATTCATTATGGCAAATACTTTCGGGTGGTTGCGTAAAAGCGACAATCTGCGTCGTTACCGTGAAGTTTATGTTGAAGTACCCCGCAAAAACGGTAAATCAGCTATTTCAGCTGGTGTAGGCTTGTATATGTTCTGCATGGATAATGAGTTTGGTGCGGAAGTTTATTCAGGTGCAACAACCGAAAAGCAAGCGTGGGAAGTATTCCGTCCTGCTCGATCGATGTGTAAGAAAACCGATCTGCTTTGCTCGACTTTCGGTATTGAAGTCAATGCGTCAAACTTAAACAGACCTGCTGACGGCTCTCGGTTTGAGCCGCTTATCGGTTCACCTGGTGATGGTGCATCGCCTAGTTGTGCGATAGTGGACGAATACCATGAGCATAAAAATGATGAGCTATATACCACAATGTTGACTGGTATGGGGGCACGTAAACAACCGCTTATGTTTATCATTACGACTGCAGGTTATAACATCGAAGGTCCTTGTTATGACAAACG